TGAAAAAATTAAAGAATTAAAAAAAGCTTTCTTTGGAGATCCTGAAGAAAAAGGTGAAGCTTTCTATGGCAAAGGTCCTGCAATAGGATTGGTTGGTGCTGTTCATTTATCTGATTTAATGACTATTATTAATATAGGTGCTGCTAAAGGTTATTATGATTTAAGTTTCTCTGAAGATAATATGGCTGCATGGTTAGCTGGGATTAGAGATTATTCTAACAAAACAGATGATCAACTTAATTATGAATTAGCAAGAACATTTAGTACATCTATGGGTAGATTATATCATAAAACTGCTCCAGCTTTAAAGAATGGTTCTTTTGTTCAAGCCTTGCAAATAGAAAGTGGATTATTTCCTACTAAAGAAACTAAGAAAGGTCATGACTGGATATTTGGAACAAATTTATCTAAAGGTAAAAAGCAAATAGCTTATGAAGAGAGCCTCCGAAAAGGAACAACAAGGCAGAAGATCAAACTGCTTGAAGAAAGTCGGAAAGCTGCTCTTCAAAACTTAGCTAATATTTAATTAGGATTAGAAATAAGCTCATCTATTACAGGTTTTAAATCTTTTCTTAATTTATTTATATAATTAGATGTATTTTCAGCTACACTATTCCATATAATAAGCTCATGTGGTTCATATTGTCTGTTAATTATTTTTACTGTTAAGTCCATAAAAGCTTTATTAGCTTCTACTAACTTCTCTATATCTTTTTTTTCTGTCATTCTATTCCTTAATCATTTCTATAAATACATCTAATGGTATAGCTACCATAGGATCTTTTCTATTCTTTTTAACTACTATTGCAGGTGTAATACCTTCCTTACAATTAGCTTCACACTGTTCTACTGTTTTCCAAAAGCTTAGTCTTTCTACATTTTTACATTCAAAGCTGTAAGGAATCTTCCTACGAGCAGCAGGAGAAAGAACAATGTCTTCCCCTGGCATGCCCATAGTTTGGCTCTTTACATCATCTTCTTCAAGAGAAGGAAATGCTACTCTTAACTTATCTCTTAGAAGGTTCTGTAATTTCCTCCCTTTAGCTTTAGAATATCTTGGATTAGAATGGGAGCCCATCATCCTCCTTCTTTCCATCACTAAATAATTCTTCTAAACCTTTAGATTCTTTTTTCTTTCTTTGATGAGGTGGTATTTCATCTTCTATAACATCATCTACAGCAATAGAAATCATATCTGATCCATTTTTATCTTTCTTTATCCAAGCTGCAAGCTCTACTTCATGTCCTCTTATAGTTGCCTTTCCTCTAAAGAAAGGTTCTTTATCTGTCTTCTTGTATTTATTCTTCCAAAGAACTCCACTTCCTATATTTTGAAATATCTTCTTTGGCTTATTCTTGTAATCCATCTTTTTCCTTTTTATCTATTATATTAATTAAGAGTGTTTCATCTTTTTATTCATTCTTTTCCTTTTAGTTATTTCCAAAATGGAAATATCTTCTTTGATTTATCATTGTAACTCATCTGTATCCTTCTTGTCTATTATATTAATTAACAGTGTTTCGTCTTTTTCATCATATCCAGAACTTGGATTTGATCCTTCATCTCAGTTAGCTGCAAAGCCACAGTTGTTGCATTTATAATGACATTGTAAAACTGCAACTTCAAAGCCACATATCATGCATTTACTTTTCATCTATATTGCCTTTCTGATCTTTACACCATTTGTAATAATTTCCATCATATTCTTCTCTTATCTTTTCTCTTTCTTCAACTGAAAGTTTTTTATTATTCCAAGGAGCTTTAAGACTTTTATTCCAAGGATTATTTCTTGAAGCTAATGAATTACAGCTTCTATGAGAGAAAGCTATATTACCCATATCCCAAAAGAGTCTTGGATCTTCATCAAGCCAAGGTTTCTTATGTTCAATAGATAAGTCATTTACATCTACTATAAGCTTTTTACATCGAAAGCATTCATCAAGTTTTAATCTTTGAACAAGCATAAATAAGACTTTTTTTCTGAGACGACCAGCTGCTGTAGAATGATTCATTCCAAGCTGTTTAGATTTTTTTTCATTAGAATCTTTATACATATATAGAGAGGTTAGCTATGAGGTAGATGTGTAGTGTAGTGTGGGGTGCCAACCTCTCATATATAGTCCTTATTAAGCTGCTATACTAATACAGCCATCAACCCATTGTTTATTATGGTTGAAGTCTGAAATAGTTTGCTTCTTGTTATGCCAGAAAACATCTGTTCCAGCATTAAGAAGATCCCAAGCAGTTCTTTCGTTGTATTTTTCGTTGGTTAAGAAATTGTCAAAGGCTTTGCCAAAGACTCCTGTACCCATTGAAGAGAAGGTAGTTCTTCTGGCATTTGCTACATCACCCACTCTTACATAATGGTTAGGTAATTTACTACATTTATCAGCAAAATCTTTAACACTTTCTTCTGCAGTATCTAAGACTTTAAGAGTCTTTTCAACTTCAAATTTCCAATCTTTATTGTTTATATCATGCTTGAAGATATATTCACCAAACTCATGTTTAGATGTCATACCATTTGTACAAGCTAATCTATAAGCAAATAAAGCAAATCTTCCTGAGATGCTACCATCATAAGAGTTCCACAATCCTACACCTATACCAAGATTGTCTCCTGCTACTACTTCAGCATCTATTTCATCTGTACATTTCCAGCTTTGAAAGAATTGCTTTCCATTCCAGAATTGTTTTTCTGGTTCAAATTCTAAAGTAGAGGAAGCCATTACATCTTCAGCCATCTGCACCATAGTCTTATTAGGTACAAGAAGATATTCTGAAGATACTATCCCTACTTCTTGCCAAGCCTCATAGGGATCTCCTATCTGATTTGTATTTGTTCCAGCTATTTTAACACCATAAGCTTTTGACTTCATTCCTTGTCCATAAGCTAATTGCTCTTTCTTTATATCTGCATATGGTGATGTGTTTTTTAAGTTCATTATTTTAGTCCTCTTACATGTTGATTATTATTAATGTCTGCTCCAGGTATCTTAGTACCACTTTTCATAGCAGATAACATTTTCTTTTTATCTAATCTTTTAGTTACAACTTCTACCCAATATTCATCAGGTATCTTACTTTCATCTATTATATTTACAGAAGCAGTCTTTCCAATAGTTATTGGATTAAAGTCTGAATGCTTAGGCAGTTGTCCTATGGATTGATTAACATCTATAACCATATTCTTTATACTTTTTATAGCATTCTGTCTTATCTTCTTTTGTTTCTGTATCTTTATAAGAAATTTATCAGCAAGTTCTACATCCTGTTGAAACTTTTGCACTAAAGCCCAGATACCATCTTCTTTATTCTGAAGTTCTTGATAGAGTTCTCCCAATCTCTCTTCAATCTCTTCTTCATTAAGAAAAAGGTCTGAGCTTATAGTTGCAATATCAGTTGTAATATCAAATATAGATCTTTTATTCTTCATTAGTCATTCCTTTATATGATTTAATTAGTCTACAATTTTCTGGTTCGAGATGTACATACAAACTTTCTTTTTCTCTATTAGCTACACAATCTAATATTAAATAACTGATTTCTCCCTGTTCTCTGTATGCTTTTATTTGCAATACTTTATTTGCAGTATAACCTATCCTTGCACTACCTCTTGAGGCTGCAATAGCAGGTACTCCATTCTTAGTATTCATTGACTCTTTAGTCATTTCAGAAACAGCAAATACAATCATGTTATTCTTTATAGCAACATCTCTAAGTGTAGCCATTATCTCTTCCATCTTTGCATTCATATCATATTTATTACTTTCCATTAAACCTATATGATCAATAACGATTATTTCAGGCTTATTTCTCATTAAGTCTATTCTTTTCTGTAACTCAAATGGAAAACAAGGCTTATAGTCAATAGTTAGCCAATCAGAATCTTGAGAATAACTTATATCTCCATTTCTTAAATCATTCTCTATTTCTTCATAGCTTTTATTGCCTCTTATTTGTACATGTCTTATATACATTTGCCTTGGTGACATTTCCATTTCAAGAAAGTATGTAGGCTTTTGAAAAGAAGCTATCCAATTATGTATTAACATAGTTTTCATAGACTTAGGTGGTGCTTGTATAATTACTAATTCTCCAGGATATATAGGAAAGTTTTCATCATATAGTTCACCTACATCTACAGCCTTTATGCCACTTTGATAAAAGGTTACAGCTTGTTGTGCCATTTGCATAAAATCAATCATATTATTATCCTTCTTAGCACTAAATAATCTACATGATTGTTTGCAAAATGAATCTCTTATTGAATCATTACATCCATAATTGTTTCCACTACCATCATGACCAGAGTATGCAGATTCAACTATGCTTTTCATTTCTTTCTTAGCAAATGGCTTTTCTTTAGTTGATACCTGCTTTCTCCAGTCTTCCATAATAAGGTTTACTATATGTTCTGGATACCTCCATCTAAACCATGCAGATAATCTAAGAGCTATCTGGTGTCTTTTTCCATAACCTGTCCATTTCAACATATCTTGTATACAAGGATAGTTTACTGGATCAGCATGTCTACCAAAGTCGTCTTTAGGTTTAGTTATAGTAGGTTTTATTACAGATTTAATTTTATTAGGTAATGCATCAAAGATAGGTTCTATCTCTTCTGGAAATCCATAAGTTGATATATCTTTAGCCTTAGCAGCATATTGTTTTATGTCTGCTTTGCTTATATCACTTATACTTATTTCATTCAATGTTAGTATTTCATCTAAATTAATTTTATATAAACCACTTTTACTATTTACAGTATTATTCAGTCTTATAATTCTAGTTTTATCAGTAACACTTACATCTGCAAAGTTAAATATACCCTTACTACTCAATGCATCTTTAACATAGTTATGAAGATCCACATGAGGTTCCCATTTAAAGGCTTGTTGAGGAATGGATATATGAAATCCTGTACCAGAAAAGAATATTTTATGAGGAACATTTAGATCTTTAAGCAATTCAACTAAGTCTGCAGCTGAATCTCTTCCTTCTCCATATGTTTCTCCATCTACATCTATGATATGTTCTTTAGCTAAATATATCTTACCATTATATCCAGCTATCTTTCTTTTTTCTTTTACATATTTTAGAACATCTTCATCATAACAAAACAATGACATAAATTTATCTCTGCCATGCTTAACTTTATTAACTTCTAATTCATCAATAAAGTTGCCTCTGTTTGATAAAGATTGAGCATATTCTCTTAACATTTTTACTCCAGATGAAAAAGGGAGCATTGCAATAACACTCCCTTTAATTTATTAAGTATTAATCTTTACCAATCATCTCCATAATCACCACTTTCTTCTGTAGATGCTTTGGGTTTAGATATAGTATCTTGATCTGGAATATAAGGTTTAATATTATTCTTTAATGTATAAGGCTTACTATCTTCTATTTTCTTTTCATCCCACTTCTCAATTTGATTCTCAAATGGTTCAGCTGGAAGAATGTTATCAGATATATCAGTATAACCTTTCTCATTCTTATAGAAATAACCATTAATCTTACCACCTATTAAGTGCTCTGGATTAGTGTCAATCTCTACTCTATAATCACCTTCACTTTCTGCTACTTCTTTTATACCTGAATTAGTATATCTGAAAGCTCTTGTAACACAAAATTCTTCTTTAGTAGTTTTATTAAACTTTTGATGAAGTCTTAATTTCATGTTTTCAGGATAACCTTCAAATCTGAGATCTATATACTTAGTAGCTTTCTCATTTTGATACTTACCTTTTTCAGCAGAAATTATAGTAAGTTCTTTCCAACCTGTTGAATAATCAGTGAAATCCTGATTCTTCTTTATTGTTATAACAGCCATTATTTAGCTTCCTTATTTATTGTTTTTAAACTAAGTGTTTTACCTGAGCCTGGTGAACCTATGATTAAAATCTTTGCACCATCCCAGCCTTTTTTCTTAACAGCATCAAATACAATTTGATAATCTTGTTCTATCTCAACATCTAATAATTGAGTTCTATCTTTAGCATTGTCATACTTTTCAGTTCGACCTGTTCTCCAAAGATATTGTGTCTCACCTTTTAGATTTGTTTTAGCTATAGCATAGAATACAAAATCAAACCATTTAGATATATCTTCTTTAGTACTACCATCAATGTAAGGTATTATCTTATTAGCACCATCATCCATAGTTTGTACTTTACCATGACAATTACATATTAATGTGCCTGGCAATAAAGTGACCATATCTAAAAGTTTATCTAATGTATTCTTTAATGTAGACCAATCAGCTAATTGCATTTTGTTTTGATTACCCATCAAATTTCTCATGTATTTCTTACTAAGTTCTGATACAGTATCAATTACAACTACATCTATTTCATTACCTTGATTAGCAACAACTTTCTTTAAGCTTTGTTTAACAGTAATATTACCTACTTTAACATCTTGTTCTACACTCTTTTTAGAATATAACTGTTGGATAATATTCTGAAACTCTTTGAAAGTTGCAGGTTCTAATTCAGGATAACCAAACATCTTTTGAATGTACTCTTTTGAGCCTAAACTTTGTGAACCATGTTCTAAATCAAAGAATAGTACTTTCTTTTTGAGCATATCATCTCCTGTTTTATTTAAGGGTTAAATAATGGAGAGCAGGCAGCGTCTTTATTGTTTTCTATACAGGATACATATGAATACTACACTA